ATAATAAGGTTAATATTTGCAGATGCTGGTACTACTGCACCGGGCACAATTTCAATTCTATTAAAGCTTGCAGATAACATGTCTTGTGTATAAATGTATGCGATTCCCGATGTTATCTGGGAATCTATAAAGGACGCCTGTAACAGGTTATCAATAAAGAAATACTTTATGGTAGGTGTGCATACAATCTTTAATGTATGTTGGCCGGTTCCATCAAGCGACGGTATATAGATGTAATTATAAATATCGGGATTTGACGTGCTACCTGCCCCACTTAAATAATAAAAATCAATCTCAAAGGCCGACGAGTTTGCAAACCAATTTAATACATAAGATTCTCCAGTAGTTAGATTTCCAAGAAATCCTGTGTATGGGCCGCCACCGTCTGGAAAATCAAAATCTAGTTCCAATGTAAATGTATCATTTAATACTGTGGATCCGCTGGGATATGCTAACGGTTGAGTATATGTGTCTGGTGTAATATCTCCGGTTGGGTTAACAACAATATTGGCAAGTGTGTTTCCGCCAGTGGGAAACCAATTATTACCTATTAGATTAGTTGTTAACCAGGTTGCGCCAATCTCGCCTACATGGTTAGCAAGTGAAGTTGTTGCACCTACATTAAGGTTATCAAACGATTGTGCTGCAAGTCCGGCGTAATCATACATTGTTACCGCAAGAGGTCCGGCAAACCAATCTGCAGGTGTTGTTGCATTAATTTGTTCATTACCGTTTATGTAGATTATTATTGTAGTTGATGTGATGTTAATCTTAACTAACAATGTATCACCGGGATAGAAATAGTTATCAAGGTTAATTGAATCCGATAATGCTGCACCACCATAAAGTGTACATGAAGAGGATGAAATGTATTCAAAGTAGAAGAACTTATCTGAGTTACCGTAGTTGTTGCCAAGTCTCGCAAGTTCAATGCTGGCATAGTCATCAGAATTGATAGTAATATCAAATGTTATTGTGATATTGCTACCTGTAATAGTCGTATCTGAATACGCAGCAGCGGTACCAGTTCCCAATCCGCCAGCGGGACGCATTAATTTATTACCCACTATAATAAGTTGGTCTGGATCTGAACCATTTGCATCAATCCATGCACCTCCGATATTTGGCGTGTGATTAACTAAGTATGTGTTATCCGGTGCCGTGAATGTATCGGCAATAAATTGTGTCCCTGGTTGAAATGTGTCTAAGACATAAAACAATGGCGCTGGCACTGGTTTAATTGTTACATTTCTGGCACTTATATTTCTTAAACTTGCTACCATATACTCCCTTTTATAGTTTCTATATTTATCAAAAAATAGTCAGCAAAAAGCGCTCCGGAGAGCACTTTTATAGAGATTCTATTTTCGCGTATGTATACCCAAAGGAGTTTATTGTGTCTCCGATCAATGTTGTACCCAGACCAAAATATGTCTCGCTTGTAGGCACATTACCTATCTGCCAAGGTGGATTTTGTAATCCATATGGAACCCCGTCGTATGTAAGTAAATTTTGGCCTACACTATTTATTTCCCAAACCATAGTGTGTTCTAATCCGTCCCATACTTCTGGTATTTGAAAATTAGATGGATTAACACCATAATCGAAATCAGATGTTGTATTATTTAAAATATTATAGGGAGATGTATCATTGTCAATAAAAATTTCAGCAGTTTTTTGGTCCCCCGATGCTGTAGGCATGGGAATAATATATGGTAATATTGAATTTTCGGGAAACGATCCCGGTTTAGGTGTTACAGCAACAAATTTTACAGTAAATCTTATTGTATTACTCAATAATGAAAAAGGTATATAAATTGGAAATAATGCACCAGGATAATTGGAAGTGCCATTTTCATATAATTTACCACCCGATATATACCATGAAGATGTAAAATCCGGAATTGCAGGACCAAACCACCAGGTAGGCCAAGGATCACCGCTATATAATGGTGCAGACGCTGGCCATGTGCCAAATTCGGAATTTGCATATGCGGCAGTGAATTGCTGTGCGTTTTTCCCATTTAATGAGCCGTTACTAAATAGTGAAAAGTTTACCTCAAATAATGGAGGCGGATTTGCACTCACTATTACACTTCTCAAACTTACATTTCTGATAGATGCTACCATAAATTCTCCTGTTTCTATATTTATCAAAATATAGCCAACAAAAAGGGCCCCCCCTAAATTCTTTACCAATCCTGGAGTCGGATTAATAGAACTTTAATGTTAAGATAAATATTAATTATGAACTATCTTAAGGTTTACCATCAATTAATATACAATTCTCAACATAGGATATTATCCCAAGATATTTATGTCGAAAAGCATCATATCGTTCCTTTATCACTAAAAGGAGAAGATATTGAATCAAACATTGCTGTACTCACTGCTAAAGAACACTTTGTTGCACATCATTTGTTATGGAAAATACATAGAAATCCGCCAATGACAAAGGCATTTATGCTAATGTGTAATACAAAAAGAAATGGTGTTAAGTATAAAATTACCGCCAAAGAATATTCTATTCTAAAAGAAGATAATAAAAAATTTCGTAGTGAATTTATGGCTGGAAGGCCTGGTAATAATCTGGGCAAGACACTTCCGCAAGAATGGCGGGATAATATTTCCAAGGGACAGAAAGGCATCTCTAAAGGTAAAGGAAATCCATCAAGTTTTAAAGGAAAGACTCACACCGATGAAGCAAAACAAAAAATAAGTGAGAAACGAAAAGGTATCCCGACTAGAACAGGCATACCGTTCTCAGAAGAAACTAAGAAACAAATGAGTATTAATCGTTTAGGTAAGAAGAAAGTACCCTGGACAGAAGAACGCAGGGCTGCTAGATCAGAGATGATGCGAGAACTACACAGAAAACGCAAAGAAGAAAAAAGCCCCGATTAAGGGGCTTTTTTGTGAGTACCTTCTGATACTGATTTTTGGATCAGTAAAATTTCAAGGTGCTGCTGTCAATTCCAACCTTCGACAAATAGTCAGCTGCGTTACCGAAGCTGTTTGCTGTGTTGGTTAGTTCTAGGTAACCATAACGTGTCATGAACGAAACAACAGGCTCGAAAGTCTGTGGATCCATAACTGGACCAACGCTCATTAGCGGAATGTATGGGCAGTAGTAAGCTGCGGCGTCAGTTTCTGTAGGGCCCTTGTAGCCGATAAGAACTGGATCTGCATCGCCTGCGTACTGGTTAACATAAACGCGCATTGTGCTGTTCAATGTACCAACAAAACGTGTGTTTGTTGGAGCTTCGAATGTACCTTCTGTGGTACGAGCAAACGACGATGTAGTTGCTGTCTGAAGAATTGTTAGCGCGGTTGGCGAAACAACTGCCCAGTTAGCAGCACCACGACGTGTGCGAGCAGCAATCAAGTTAGCTTGCTGGTTGATCATAACTGCTAGAGCAGCCATTTCATCACCAACATATGTAGCTGTACCAGATACAGCAGCTTGGTTGAATGTTGTTGGAGCGACTGGAACTAAGCTTGATAGCTTGAATAGCATTTCCTGGTCGATTTCAACTGTGATTTCTTGTGCAAGTGCTTGCATGATTTCTGCTTCGATGTCAATACCATGGATGGCATTTGCGTCTTGAGCAGCTTCAAAGGTCCAGCGAGCCGACAACTTACGTGTCTTAGCTTCAACTGTTTCCTTCAAGATTTGGATGCTTAGTTTGTTACCCGGAACACCTTCTAGGCGAGCTGTTGAAGCTGCACCTGGATCAGCAACAACTTCGTTACCCGAATATGCCTTAGCAATTTCGAATGGACCAAGTGCTTCTGTACCAGCTGTAACGCCGGCTGCTGTGTTTGCGTAACGAACGCGCAATGTGTGGATCTGACCAACTGGACCGGTCATAGGCTGAACACCCATGATTTCGTTCGCAATAACTGTTGGCATAACACGACGGATAAGTGGTAGCATAACCTTGTTTAGAACAGCGATGTTACCAGATTGTGTGGCTCCAGCGGTAGCCGATTCAGCCAAGTAACGACGAGTGTTTTCAAACACGACGTCCATGGACTGTCTACGGGTTCCCGAGAGACCTTCTAAAAGGGCTTCTTTGGTTGCGCCCCAGTTTGATTCAAATAGCTTTGTTGCCATTGTAAGTTTCTCCTAATTACTTTCTGCCGGCTAGGGCTAAAATTCTCGCTAATTCTTGCGAGTCTTCGTTGTCTTCAATTTGAGCGACCTCCGCTCTATTACCTGTCTTGGCTGACAATGTCGCCTCAGTTAACTGAGTCTTTGCAGCCTCAGGTTTACGTACAGCGGCTTCATTTAGAACGCTTGGTAGATACTTGTTGTATGCACCTTGCAAGTTCTTTGTCTGAACCGATTCAAGCAATTCCTTCATTACGCCCTTCTTATCCTTCGATAATGGAGCTAGTAATTCTCCCATGACTTTCTGTCTTTCAACTAGGTCCTGGGTTGCGCGCAACTTGCCATCTAAACCTTCCAGCAAAGTCTTGCTCTTCTTAACTGATTCAGTTAGAGTTGCAAGTTCTGCATTCTTGGCTTCAACAACCTTTTGCATTTTCTTCAATTCCGTACCTTCATTTAGATACGAAGTCATGAATTCAGCAGCTACGCTTTCGAAAATCTTGCGACCGAAATCGTTCTCTCGGGCAACACGGATGTCTTCCTTGAACTGACCAATTTCTGTACGCAGAGTCTTTTCAATATTAGACTCGATAATCTGAGCAGCACGCTTGATAAATTGTGCCTTTGTTTCCTGTAGCTTCTGCTTACCTTCGGTAACCATCTTGACCTTTTGTTCAACTAGGCTCTTCTTGTCGGCGCGGAACTCACGAATTTCTTCTGCAAGTTGCTTCAATAGGAAGTTTTCTAGCTTACCAAAGTTTTCCTTCATTGCCTTCTTTTCGGCATAGAATTCTTTCATTTCTTTTGCTACAGCTTCTGTGATGAATTTGTTTAACATTCCTGTATGTTCAACGACCTTGCTCTTGTAAGCAATGCGTTCAGCGACAAGTTTTCTCTTGTCTTCGGCGAATTCTTCGAGTTCAACGCGGACTTTGTCTGATAAGAAACGATCCATCGATTCTACTAGCGCACCCTTGTCGTGTTCAAACTTACGAGCAAATTCCTCACGGAGTGTTGCTGCAACTTCTTCACGAGCTTCGGATAGTCTAGATTCCCACAACCCAACGATCTGGTTGCGGACATCTTCGGATAGTCCAACGCTTTCGCTCAAGATCTCATCAATTTTTTTTGCCATCTTGAGTTCCCCTTAAATTTTCAACTCTTTAATAAGTCTTTGAATGTCTTTAACAAGCTGTTTCTGTGCAGTGGCTTCAGTTAATGCCGACCTTGCGGTATTCAAAACACTGGCTCCACCCTTCATGTTAAAAAGACTTTCGTATATTGTTCTAGGAAATGCATTTGGTGCGCTTGGTTGCGCCACAATGTCAACTGTGATAATTTCGAAATCCGAAACCGCACCGTCGTCACCAACATTTCCAGAACCACGGGATGAAACACCCAACTTTGCGCCCGACTGTAACAGTGTCTTTACAATGTTTCCCATCGGAGTTGGAACAATTTTCAACTTACCGTATCCGTCTGCACCATCCATCCACATTTCTGTGATGAGGTGACTTACTCGATCAAGGTTAATAGACAACTCTTCCGGATGGTCGAGTTCGCCCATAACTGATTGACCTGTACTTAATTTTTCAGTAATAGAATTTACAGCCCTGGCAATTTCGCGAACAGGATAAACACGCTGGTTCTGGTTTCTTACGTCACCCTGGATAAAGATCCCTTTCATGCAGAGATCTTTACCACCAGTCATTTTGTTATCTTCTTCAAGAAGTTGAACGTGCGCCTTGTCGAAAGACAGGTACTCGTACAGTTTATTTGCCATAATCACCGTTGTTTCCTTAAGCTGGCTTCTTGGTTAGAGGAGACTTGTTGAATTCACCTGCTGAGGATGACTTTCCGCCTGTCCACTTAGGTTCAGTAGTTGCCTTAACGCCATTCTTCTTAGGATCAACATTTACGTTGTCTGAAGGAGTGTCGTCGCTGGCTGAATCACCGTTATACTTTCCGTATTCGCCGCCTGTTGGGCCACCACCAAGAATGTTCTTTGTGCTTCCGCCGTAGTCCTTACGTGGAGGAATCTTTGTAAACGAAGATTGGTCTTGCTCAGCACCAAGTGGTGTGTTCTTACCTGTTCCAACTAAACCGGCCTTGCCGCGTTGACCTGTGTCAGGTGTCTTGTTTAGAAACTTTGTTTCTTCAGCAACTTTGTTACCTTGCTTCTTGGCCTGTGGAGCTACAGCTAACTTACCCTTAGCTTGCTTTTCGAACATAGTTGCGACAACTTCGCCGACTACCTTTTCTTCTGCACCACCAAAGTCAGGCATACCACCTGCATCTGCCGCTGGAGCTACTTCGTCACCGCCCATATCTGCACCCATGTCAGCAGCCATATCAGCATGCTCAGGTTCTTGCATTTCTTCACCCATTAGGGCGTCGAATTCTGCACGAAGTTCAGCAAGTTGAGATTCCAGGTCTTCAACACGGTCTTCTACATCACCTTCACCGGCTTCTTCATCGCCGCCGACTTCGTCTTCGTCGTCAGAACTGGCTTCGCCGTCGTTTTCTTCATCTGATTCTACTTCAGCTTCGTCGGAAGCAATTTCATCAGTAAAATCTTCGCTTGGTTCGCCACCAACTTCGTCGGATTCAGCAGCTTCGGTGACTTCTTCGTCAACAATGCTTTCGTAAATGGTACGTGCTTTTTCTACAATGATCTGGTGGAGTAATTCAGCAGCCTGGTCCGAATCTTCGCTTAGTAGAAGATCCAAAACCTTTTCAAGCTTTTGTTGTTGTGACATGCCCTATATCTCCTTGATAGTTAATATTCTGTTATACCATTTATTGGTATTCTAGGTATTTAACTTAGAGATGGGGATTAGAGGTAGATATGGCCATAAAAGAGCCATTTATTGAGAATTGCCGTTTAGCAAAAATTATTTAGCCTTGGTCGATCCAAGGTAATACCCTACTTTTATAGGCCCCCGGCTTCTGCAGGGGGTTGGCCATACATGTCGGGTAAGAACTCTAACTGTTGGGCAGTTTCGTACTTTTCAACGTCACGGGCTTTTCTTAATTTCTGAATATGAGTCATGGTAAGGCGTGGACGACGTGTATCATCCATATGCGCCTTACCTAATTCATCATTGGCAGGGTCATAATATTCAACGAGCATTTCGCGTGCGAGCATTTTAGGTTTCTCTATTGATAAATATATACATGAACTATTTATCAATTTATAATTCAATCATTGATCGGGCAATTCTAGAAAATCGCAGACGAAAATCTAAAAAAGACATAACTTACATTTATTATGAGTCACATCACATTATTCCAAAATGCCTAAATGGCACAAATGCAAAAAATAATCTTGTCTTGCTGACTGCACGAGAACATTTTGTCGCACATCAATTATTGGTAAAAATTTATCCAAACGAACATAAACTTGTATTTGCATTAAGAATGATGTGCTCAGCATCCGAAAAACATATTAGGAATAATACAGAATATAAATGGATAAGGGAAAAATTGGCACATACACTATCCATCTCACAGAAGGGAAAATCACACGGATATAAATTTCCGAAAGGACACAAACTAACTGTTGGTCAAAATAACGGAATGTTTGGAAAAGCCCACTCGTATGAGACTAAGGGAAAAACAATCAATCAGGGCCAGAGAACGATCGCCAGAAATATATAAAGGACCTAAATCTGAATCTCATATTCAGAATATAATAAAATCCAAAAGGCTCAGAAAATATAAACTTATTTCTCCAGAAAATATAGAATATATATTTGATAGTATAATAGATGCCAGCAAACTATCGGGTGTATCTATACCAACACTTATAAAACTTGCCGGAAATAGATATAAATTTACTCATTGCAGAAACTGGAAAATTTCTACAATTCCGATATAGTCTTATTGCCCGCCGAAATTATCTACTTCGGCGTCGGTTGCTGTAGTATCGTCTACGCCCATAGCATCTGCGTCTGCATCATCTGTGCCTTCTGGTGCCATATCATCAATACCGGAACTTGTAATTCCAATATCAGATAATCCGGCCGCTGCGGAACCTCCAGCTGCTGGGCCACCACCAGGGGCAAATGTCTTGGTTAGGCGACTACGCTCTTCCTTCCACATACGCTCGTTTTCTGCTACTTGTTCTTCTGTCCAAGCAAGATATGTCTTAAGAACAAATCTCTTAGAAATAAACGGAACATCCATTAATGCAGTAAATGTGTTGATACGTGCAGCATCAAGCTCAAGTTGACGATATTCAGAGAATGATTGTGGTGGCGTTAGTTCCAATTCAAACAAACTATTGTCAATTGTAATTCCGCGGAATTTTAGAAATAACTTGAATTCTAGATCAATTGGCTCAATAATTTGTTGTTGATAACGTGTTACTACCTTAGCAAATCTAAATTCTTGCATATATGCAGAACCTACACGTCCGTCGTTTACTGCCGCTGTTCCGTCTTCTGGACCAGTTGGCAAATACGAACTAGGAACACCCAAGGCACGCAACATCTTATTATTGAAATAACGCAAGTCATCAATGTCGCCTAGGTTTTCACCACCCGGAAGAACTTCAACCTTAGATCCACGACCTTCACTTGTTACAGCGAAGAAGTAATCTTCTAAGATAGACATTGGATTGTATGTAGAATCAACTACGTTGGCTCCACCGCCTGTACGGCTAGGAATACGCTTTTGCTGAACTTCATAACGAATACGTTCTAGATACTGCTGCGCCTTGTTAGGTGGCATAGTACCGACGTCAATAAAGAACACACGACGTTCGGGAGCACGGTGAACACGATAAATTAGAATAGCGTCTTCTAGCAGTTCTTTTTGCTTATAAACCTTGTAAATTTGCTCTAGGATACTGAGACCGAAGGGCCATGCAGCATTCATACCGTCTGTCAGGGAAATCTGTACAATATGCTCGGCATCCACAGCAGTGGCACTACCGTCTTGATAGTTTGCTGAACCTGCGCCACCAAACCCGCCGGATACATAATTCATGTTACCTGCTAGCGGCGGAGAAAATACAATACTGTTGGATCCAAAAGCTTGGTTAGATACTTTATTAAGCTGGTTTGTTGCAACCAGACTCTTCATATTTAAGTCAATTTCTTTAATAAAATATGACTCAATTTTCTTTCCATCACTTTCGTTAACGATAACCTTCTCTACCTTAGCAGGATCAATCCAATATAATTGGAATGTCTCGGGGTCTCTTAAAAAGAATTGATCCCCATACACTAATGTAGAACGGAACATTCTCCATAGGCGCTTTGTTAACTTGTTAAGCTTAACCCACTGAGATAATGTCTTTTCAAGAATCTGTATTTCTGACGGAGTAGGATCTTCATTGAACTTAATAACCAATGGTAACTTTGTTACTTCGTCAGGATTTGTTCCAAAATCTGCGATTGTATCTACCGCTGCACTAATCTCATGATCATAATTCATTTGATCATAGACTGAATACCTCTGTAATCTATCGGGTGGGCCAGAATATACTTCTGGTAACCAATTACTATATTTAGCCGTTGATGCATACGCAGAAGTGCTGTCAACAGCCCTCTGTGCAACAGGTAGCACCGAATTAACGGGCTTGAAAAATTTACGCCATGTCATATTTGACCTTTATTTGTGCTTGTCGGCGGGCTTCTGACCATGGAACGCCTTTCTTTGTGGCTGATATTTTGATGCCACGATCGTCTTTTCTACCTAAATTAGCCTGTCTAATTTTTTCGGCATGCTCTAATGTTTTGGGTTTTCTATAATTTGCCTTATGCTCTTCTGTTCTAACTTTCCCAGAATTGCCCTTAGATATTTTCAATCTTGCTTCTGCTGATTGTTTCTTACCCAACATTCCTCGTGGACTAGCATGACCGCCATGAATTTTATTCTCTAAAATTCCTGTCCCGTCTCGCAATAGACCATAATATTCTGTAAGTTTTCTTTCTAACGCCAATGCATCAGATTCGGTCATGTTTTCTTGTATAAATAATTTCTTATTAGGATCCTTAGGTACCTTAACACCTCTGTGATCATCGTTGATACGATTGGCATGTCCCATACCTATGTAATACGGTGACCCGTCATCTCTAATATATTGGTAAACATA